TTAATAATCCGGCTTTGTTCAATGTAAACGATAGAATGGCTCGTGATAAGCTAAGTTTGATGGCAGGAATCATGGCATCCTCTACAGAACTACTTAACTCTCAGCTTAATAATCCAATGAGAGCTATGCCACAACCTATGACTACACCACCAAACATAAGACTACCTAAGATGCCTATGGCTTCTCTTTCTCCAGTACAACCTGCGAGAAAGCCTATGGGCGTTGCGAAACCTCCTGTTCCTCAAGGCCCGTCTACGCCACCAAATCAAAAGCCTGCTCCAAAGATGTTGTCAAATGGTGGACCCACCACTCCGACTTTAATGGAGATATTTAAACAAGGTGCAGGTTCTGGTAACATTACTCAAACTCCTAGCCCTATGGTTATACCTCAAGCATTTGCTGGTTTGTATGATCTAATAAAGAATATGATGCCTGGTTCAGAAGAGCAAGCTAAAGAAGATATTAATAAAATAAGTAAGGCTACTAATGGAACTACAGAAGAAAAGACCAAAGCAATTACTAATATAACAGGGCAACCACCTACAGAAGAAGGGGTTAAAGAATCCTATAAAATTGTAACTGGTAATAAAGCTCCAGAACGATTATCCATTGATGAACTAGATGATAGAATTATGAATGTTCTAATTAGTGGTAGTCTGGCTCAACCAAATAGTTTAGGTGCAAGAGTAGCGCAAGCCTACGCTTTGGGTCTTGCTGGTAAACGTGAGACAGCTATGTTGAGAGCTGGTGCTGGTAAAACTGGTAGTGGTGGTAAAACTGTAGAGCCTTTTCAAAATGCCGTGATTAGAGTGTTTAATGATATTATGGCAGCTCCGGGTCAGTATAAGCCTAAACCCGAGGAGGCAATGACAAAAGCTATAGAGCAAGTATCAAGACTTTATGGTCTTGATCCTAGCACCGTTGCACCAGGTAGTATACCCATCCCCGGAACAACTACTACTCCTACTACTAATACTGATATGACTTCACACAGAGAGGCAAATGATAGAGCCAAAAAAGCAGGTAAGAACTTTTATACTATAAATGGCAAAACATTTAAGGTGCAGTAGCACATGGCAGATAAACCTTTTGTTCCTATACCAGTTGAGGTAAACACAAACAAAGATACGTTTGTACCTATCCCCTATGATCCAAAGACAGAACGTAATCCAACGGGTTCTATCCTCTATGAGATTGCAGATAACATTATTGGATTTGATGATGGCTACGATACAATGGTGGAACGAGTTACAAAACCAATAGGAGAAGCGGGCGAAGGTCTTATCTCTGGTGGCATTGGTATTCTGGAAGGTATTGGTGGTTTAGTATCTCTTGTTCCAGATCTTGTAGTGGGTAGTGACCTTGGAGGTGCAATAGATAGAGGTGGTGACAAACTAAGAGAATCCCTTAACATAAATCCAGAAGGTATTGCAGGTAAAGGCACGGAGTTTGTAACTCAATACCTTGCACCGGGTCTTGGTGCAGTAAATATTGCATCTAAGGTAGGTAAAGCAGCAAGAGTTGTACCTAAAACTAAATCGGAAAAGTTTGGTCAGTTTGTAAAAGACGGTGCTATATTTGCAGGGGTAGAAACTATAGTTGCAGATGACCAAGCCAGTACAGTTATTGGTGATTGGCTTGGGTTTGATCCCGCAAAAACTACTGACTTAATTGGATTAGAAGGTAGAGAAGCAGCTATGGCTAGGCTTTTAAACAAAGCTAAAATTTTTGCAGAATCTAATGTACTAGGTGGAGCAATAGGTAGTGCTTTGTATGGTGCAGGAAAAGGTGGTCAAGCACTTGCTAGAACTGAAACTGGTCAGACCATTACTCAAAAAGCAAGTGGCGCGCTCAATGCTATGGCTAAAAACATAGACGAAACAATTTATAAAAGGATGACAGATCCAGATAGTCAAAGTGCTTTTGCAAACAACTTAGCTGGAATTTTAGCATTTGGAAGATACAGAGGTTATTTACCAGATCGAATAGCTGAACAAAGATTAAGATTAGATCCAAAAATTCAGAACGATTTATTTAAAGCAGAGAATATATTAAAAGATGTTGATAAAGAAATTAAAGTTGCACTAAATAATTTACCTTCTAATCAAGGAGCTTTAACAGATGTTTACTTTATTAATAGAATTGATGATTATTTGTTGGAGAAAGATGCAGGTATAAAAGCAAGAATACTTTCTGAACTACCTCAAAATGTACGACAACCTGTTATACGAATGAGAAAACATGTTGATAGTTTAAGTAATGATATTCTAAAAAGTGATTTCTTAAAACAAGCAGGATATGTAACTCCAGATGGATTAAACGTAGAAGATGTAATACAAAAAGGTCTTGGTAGTTACCTTAGAAGAAACTACAAGATATATACAGATAGCAAGTATACACCTACTGAAGAATCAGTAAAAGCTGCAGATGATTTTTTTACAAGAAATAGAAAATATACAGAGGATGAACTAACCACACTTGCTAAGACAGATGTATTTGATAAGAAGTTCACACCAGACTTTATTTTAAGAAATAATATTACTGTTAGTAACAAAGGTACAGAAGCAGGTGCAGTAAAAATTAATGGTGAAGTTACACAAGAACTAGCGGAGTTAGCAAGAAAATCTTTTTTAGATAGACATACTGTGTTTAATCATAGTGGGTATGTGAGTGGAGGAAAATCTGGTATACAAAGAGTGGCTAGAGATAAACTAGATACTGGTATCTTTGTTACCAGAACTGAACTTCCAAAAACATTAAGAGCCTTGATGGGTGAGGTTAAAGATCCAAGAGAAGCATATCTAACTACTATTGCTGACCTATCACAATTTAAAGCTGTTGATGAATACTTTGGTACTATTGCTAACTTATCTAAAGAAAGTCCATTGCTTAGAGAGTTATTCATTGATGGACAAATGGTAGCTAACAATAAGTTTTTGCAAGATGATTTAATAAAAAAAGGGTACGTGCAACTTGGTACTGGAGATGCTCAAAGCATTGCTAAACAAGTAGGACAACAAGATGAAATGTTTAAGAGGTTGAACCAACAAGGGTGGGGTCAACTAGATGGTTATTATGTTCCAAAAGATATTTATAATGATCTAACTAGGTTTATTGCTAATGATGATACATTAGGTGCAAGAGGTATAAAGTATTTAGCTAATGCTTTCTTACGTGGTAAAGCATTATCTCAGTATTCTAAAACAGTTTTATCTCCAATCACACAAATAAGAAACCTTATTACTGCTGGTGCATTTGCTACTGCTAATGGAAACATTCCAGTATTTGGTAGAGGTGGTAGCTTACGTGATGCAACCGTAGCGGTTACTGCTAACATACGTAGAATGGGTGATGAAGGTGTGCTAAGAGAACTGGAAGATGCTAGACGAAGAGGTATACTTGGTACGAATACAGAACTAAGAGAGATACAAGATAGTTTAAGAAAAGGTATTATTACATCTCAACGAGATATGGCTAACCAAGATGGCATGAGCGCTATACTTGGAGAGTCAATGGCAAAAAAAGTTAGGAGCGCACCTGGTGTTACAACTGCTTTAAAAGGAACCAAACTTGCTGAAGAATTTTATCAAGGTGCAGATGATCTTTGGAAGTTTTATTCTTATCAAGCGGAGATAGCCAAACTAAAGTATGCTTTGGAAGGTGTGGATGATGCTACAAAAATTAATTATCTAACTAAAGGTAATAAAGACCTAGATCCAGACACACTTAGCATACTACGTAGAGCTAAAGATACTCTTCAAGGTGATAGAATTAGATCAGCTTCTATGGTAGATCCACAATTTGCTAGAGATATAGGCTTAAACAAACCAATATCTCAAGGTGGTTATGGAGTGCCTAAATTTAACTTTGATGAATTTCCGGGTTTGTATGATACTTTAATTAAAGATAGAGCAGCACAGATTGTTCGTGATACTGTACCAAACTACAACAAAGCTGCATCTAATTTGGTTTCTACTTTACGTAGACTACCATTTGGTAACTTCATTGTGTTCCCTATGGAGATATACAGAACTAGTTTTAATATCATGCGTCAGGCTCTAGATGACATGGCATCTGATATAGCGGGGATACGAGCTAGAGGTAGACAAAGAATGCTTGGTTTACTTGGCACAACTATAGCTGTTCCTACTGCTGCAAAAGAAATTATGCACCAAATTACTGGTGTTACAAGAGAAGAGATGGAAGCCTATCAACAATCAGCAGGCGCACCTTGGGAAAGAGGAGCTACTCTACTTCCATTAGGTATGGAAGATGGTAAGCTATCTTATGTAAACTTTAGTACATTAAATCCTTATGACACCATATCACGTTCCATTGTTCGCCTACTAAGAGAAACAGATAAAGCGGAACAGGCTGGCTCCAATACAGAAGAAGTATTTAGAAACGTTATGGGTGGTGCATTGTATGAGTTTGCAGAACCTTTTATATCAGAAGCCATGTTAACTGAGGCTATGGTAGATGCTTTCATTCAGAACGAAACCGCAACTGGTGCAAAGATATACTTAAATTCAGACCAACCCGGAGATAAGTTAGGTAAACAAATAGCACATGTTATTAATACTGTCGTACCAAACTTTGTTCCATTTACATTTGAAAAATTAAATCCACTAAGTCCTTTTGAAACTAAAGTAGAACCAAAGAAAGTAATACGTGGAACAGTAGGTCAAATAGCTCCAGACTTTGTATCTCCTAAAAATAAAATAGGTAGAGAGTTTGGACCAAAGCAACTTATTTCATCTCTATTTGGTGTAAGTCCACAAGAGTTTGATATTAAAGAAGGGTTTAAATTTAAAGCCTATGAAATGTCACAACTACAAAAAGAAGCTAAGACAGAATTTAGTAGTTTAACTGATGATGCAAACATAAGTTCAGGTCAACTTTTTGATGCTTTTGTGTCAGCAAATAATAATAAGTTACGTGCTGACAGACGATACTATCAGATAATACAAGACTTTAAAGAGTTAGGTTTAAGTGAGGACGACATAGGATCTATACTAAAAAAGAATAAAATAGGTGGAGCATTAAGTATACTTAATGGTGAGTTTACGCCATACAGGATATCCAGAGATGACATACGAAAGTTAGGTGAAAAAGGAACTTTAAATCTTTTACCAGAAGAAGCAATATCACAAGTACAAGAAAGTATGGCCGGAATAAGTTTGGATCCAGAAGCTACAGACTTTAATCCTATACCTGTAGAGCCACCTAAACCTAAACCTGAACCTTTCATACCAATACCTATGGACAATAACGACTTTGTGCCAATACCTATGAACAACGATAACTTCGTACCAATACCTATGAGTAGCACAACCAATCCTAACATTAGAACAAACCCTATTATTGTAGGCGACAATCCAAACACACAGACCATCGCCAAGATTACTGGTTAATGTAATCCTTTCTTGAAACCATCTGGTAAATCATCTGTAGTTTTTATTCTAATACCAGACCCACCAAACATACGAATAAGTTCGTCTGCTTTGTTTTCTATCTGATCCATTAGATCATCCTCTCCCGATTCTGCACCTGCCATAAGACTAAGACCAATGAAATCCATCAAGGCTTCTACCTGCATTGGGTGCATTTGTTTCAACCCCAAACACTTATCAACTTTAAAATTCTTCCAAGGATTTTTCATTCTACTTCTCCCCAATTATTTGCGAGTACATCATCTACCTTAGATGGTACTTTCAGTATATCATTTAATCCATTTTCCATTATATCTTTTATCTCCTTTGCTTGTTTATCGTTCTCTACTGAAAAGCATAATTCATCATGCACAGTTAACATAGGAAGAAGTCCTTCCTTATAACAATCAGCCATAGCTTTCTTGGTCTGATCTGCAGCTGAACCTTGTATCAGTTTGTTCAAAGCCTTGTAAGTAAAGGCTCTCCTCAATGGTGGGCCGTATGTCTTCTGCGCTTCTTCCAAAGGAAGAGGTTTGTTATATGCAAAAGTTTTTGGTTCCCACAAATGAAAGTGGCAACGTCTACCAAGTAAAGTACGAATCACTCCATGCTTTAATGCGTGTTTACTTGCCCTATCCGCTAGACCTTTTACAAAAGGAACTTTGGATTTATGTGTTTCCAATACTTCAGATGCTGTATCTATATCCACACCTAACTGATTGGCTAGTTTACCTTTACCCATGCCATACATAATACCAAGGTTTACTGTCTTTGCTTCTTTTCTAGTGATGCCTGCAAAGTCTGCTACCATCTGGTGTAAATCTACATCACCGTTATGAAATTCTTCTACGATACTAGCTACCATCTCATGTGTACCCGATCCTAAACTTGCAGCAAAATGTACCAAGAGCCTTGGTTCTTGGCTTGAGTAGTCAAAGGATCCCCACTTGGTTCCTTCTTCTGGAATAAACAAACCACGTATCATTTTCCTTATATCTGGATCCCTAGCTGGTATTTGTTGTAGGTTAGGATTAGATGACGAGAACCTACCTGTTACAGTACCACCATCGTCACTTCTTAACTGGTGGAACTCTGCATGAATACGTCCTAAGTGTGCATGAGTTTTAATTGTATTGATAAACGTAGATCCTGCCTTGTCGAACTCCCTTAACTTTACAATAGCTTGACACACTTCGTGTTGATGGTTCGCAAGAAACTGTTTAGTAAAAGATGGAGCGCCTGTCTCCTCTGTCTTTGGGTATTTCAAATCTAGTTTCTCAAAGACTTGACGAACCGAATCACTCGCCCAAGGCTGGATATCTATAGTTGATTTACTCTTGATAAACTTCTTCAAGTCCTCAACCTTTTCTTTCAAAGCTATCTCAATCTGGTCAGCTTTGTCTAAGTCTACACGAACTCCCTTTGTTCTCATATCCAACATGGTGGGTATAAGACTTGTTTCTAATCTCCAGATGTTCCATAAATCTTGTTTCTCTAGTTCTAACTTTAACCTTTCCCAAAGTTTTAAAGTCATAATAGCATCTTGTTCTGCATACGCACCAACCTCAGTTGGTGGAAGGACGTACATCTGTGCCTTTGGATCTACTCCCCAATCTTTTGCAGTAGCACGTAATAACTTTTCATTCTTACGCATGTCAATCCAATCTCTACCTAGATTATCCAAGCTATAAGAAAACCTATTCTCATCAACGATAGCACCCGTTATCATAGTATCAATTATTCTACCTTGTACTTCGATCCCTTCAGCACGTAACCAACCCAAATCATACGTAGCATTGTGCATGATCTTATCTATGTAAGGTGTTTCCATCTGTTTCTTGAGCCAACGTAATGTGATTTTTGGATCTAGGTTGTGTCCATTCTTGTGTCGAATGGGGAAGTACCCATAGTAATCACCGGCTGCAACTGCCACACCTACAATGAACCCATCTTTTCTCGCCCACCCCGGACCAAGTTCTTTAATACGAGGATCACATGTTTCTAGGTCTACTGCTATTTGCTTGTACTTTGTAAGGTCTGGATATTCAGTTGGTATATTCCAAGGTTTATCTATTACATCAGCATCATATCTGTGGTAGAAATCAATGGTGCTTTTATCTTTTCTATCCCTTGCCATCTATCTCTCCACCTAGTCCTGCATACCCACAGATATCAACCCATGAGTCTTCATGGCTATCATGCACAAGCCTTGCAGTTTTCAAAGCTATCATACACAACAATACTTGCTTTACTGTTACCTCTTGACCAAAGATTACTGACCACATGTCAGCTATTCTTTTATGGTTCACATACGCATCTCCATACGCAGCTGCTCTGTCACCATTGATTAGTCTTTCTGCTTCTTGTAGAATCTTTTCTCTTTTCATATTTCGTACCTGTATTTTTTATCTGATTCAATTAAATATAAGTTTTGTTTTGCTCGAGTAACTGCCACATAGAATACCCTATGTTCATCTTCAGGATGCTTACCTTCTAAACATGCTTGTGTAGATCCTAAGTAAACACCAACGTTATCATCTTCTCCCCCTTTCATGGCATGGATAGTTGATAGTTTTATACGTGGAACACCATCAATAGATTCACCTCTTCTTTCGATAGCCTCCATGTATAGTCTTTCTTCTCTGCTTAATTTAGCTATGTCCTTTGCATCTCGATCCAATGGAGCAAGCATACCAAAGTCCTTAACTAACTGGTGATAATCTACGTCTGCATCTGGTTCCAACATATCTAACAAAGACGCAGAACCTCTTGCCACCACCGCATGTTCTTTTGTTTTTGGAACTGATCTATAGAACCTTTTGATTGTTTCTACTGGTAGAGCATATCCTTGTTGTAAGTCTTTCCAGATAGACATGACATGTATGTACTCTTGTTTAATAGATGGATGACCTTTTATCGAAAAGAAATATCCTATTCCCCTTAGTCGATCAGCTATGTTCTTAACGAAACCATTCGTTCTTGCCATGATAGTCCATGAACCTTGCTCCAAGGGTAAGTCTTCTACTCTGTACACCCATTGCACATTCCCTTCATCTTCTCTTGGATAAAATGGTTTAGGTATTCTGTTAGGTATACGTCTAGCAATGCTCTGAGATACCTTAAATATGGCTCGTGGTAGGCGATATGACTTATTAAGTACTTTTACATTGTCAGAGGAATCAATGAACCTCTGGACATCTACGCCTGTCCACCGATGAATTGCTTGGTCATCATCACCAGCAATGATAACTTCCCCTGCATTATCTGCCATCTTTCTTGCCATTGTCCATTGTAATGGTGTGAGATCTTGAGCCTCATCAATAATCAAAAGATCTAGGTGTGGCGGATCTACGTTCTCTATGTATTGAGATATCATATCAGAGAAGTCTAACTTAGTGACATGACTTTTATAAGAGGTTAACTGTGAGGATATCTGCATTAACTTTTCAAAGTATAAGTTGTAATCACCTTGCATATTATATTCTTGTTCAAGAGTAACTTCTCTATACGTTGCTCTCATTATCATCTGTAAATACTTAGCACCTGACCCACCAATAGCAGGAATACTAATACCATCATCTATTGATGTTGCATCTCCACCCTCGAAGTCTACCCCAAGCATACCACTCAATGATCTATAGTCTTCTCTTCCCATAACGTCAGACGATTCTAAACCAAGACCATGAAACCCGGTAGCATGTAGAGTTTTGAAATGGGGAAAATTATCTTTGGTTAAATTAGGAAACTCGGAGCAAGCTCTATCTATAAATTCGCTGATAGCTTTCTTGGTAAAAGATACCACACCAATACGTGTAGAAGATACACCTTCTCCAATAGCTTTCTTTACTTCTTCTATCAAAGTATGCGTCTTTCCACAACCAGGTGGACCCAGTATTAGTTTACTATTTCTCATTCAAATTGGCTTCTGGTTCTCTTTTGTTCCAACCAATTCTCTATGTCCTCTCGGACCCATCGAGAAGATTGTCGCTTGTTATCTTCTTCGCCAAACTTAATTGGCTTTGGAAAACGTTCTTCATTCACCCACTTATATATGGCTGCTTCAGATACGTTTAACCATTCTGATATCTCACTAACTTTCATTAGCTTAGAAGGGTATTTCGTCATTGCTCATGTCCTCTACTTTCATTTCCACTTCTTCTACTTTAAATTCTGGAACCCACCACACTCGTATCGTGGTTCTACCACCATTCTCTTTCTTGACACTCTTATGTCCATGACACGTTTGATCGTTGTTCAAACGTTTAAGTTGTTCTTGAACCTGCGCTCTGGTGAAGTGGGTAAACCTACGATTGTTTAAGAACTCCATCAAACCTGGCATAGTAAACATGGTTACCCCTTCATCTGTCCAAGGCTTGCCATGATTCATTTCTTCCGGGTGCATAGCTTTGATCCTACTTGTACAGAACGTTTGTAATAACTCTACGAACTGACCACTAATGGTTAGTTCTTCTGGTACTTCTAACTTAGTTGCATCCTTCAATAGTTTAGATACAGTTGCATTCCATTTGTTAGGACGCATAGTTGGTGGCATCTCCAGTATTTGTTCCATGCAAGCACGTTGAAATAGCAGTTGGTTCTGCAGCTGTTCTGTAGATAACTGAACTCTCTGTCCACCAACGTCCATAAAATACAATCGTGGTTCTGATAATAGGATAGTTAAGCTACCAATAGCTGGCATCTCTGGTCCATCATCTCCTACCCCATACTTTCTGGTCATGCAAAGTTGTTTGTCACAATAACTTTTGAATGGCTCTTGTTCACACGTATAAAAATATTCTTTCTTATCTAAAGACTTCTGTAAGTTCATCACTTCCTTGGCATCTAATGGAGTTGTAAACATTTGCCTATTCATAGTTTCAAATTCCTTAACCCAATCATCTGGTGTCTTTAACCTGCAGTAAACACCACACATAAATAACTTCTTGTTTCGATCCTCGCCACTTGGACCATTAGCAAACAGATGTTCCAAGCATGGAGGTCCATCAGAAAAATACTTTCTCTTCCCGGATACAGTAGACTTTTCTAGTTTGTCTGTAGATACTTTGCTTTTCTGTATGAACTTTACAAACTCTTCAAGTTCCATTGCCTCACCTTTTTTGTTGAAACAATATCTCATTGGTTCATCTGCATTGAAATATGGTAAATTAATAAAGTTACCTACATCACCTCGATCTGCTAGTATCTTATCTTGCTTTGGAAAAATCTCACTCCCACTATGACCCAAGGCAACTGCCATTTCTAATAGGTACTCTCGTACCACAGATGCTTGTTCATAGTGGGTGAGAAACAAGAACAAGTGCGCTCCACCAGATTTAGACCTACAATGCACCAGAGGTAACTTTAACCTCTGTATCTTCTGCTGTAAGCTAGCATGATCTAAGTCATACACATCTATATCTAGCGCTCCCCATCTGCACTCGTTCTTATCATTGATGGGTATAGCTCCGACCCCCTGCTTCCCATCAAGATGTGCTTGTATCTTATCCGTAGTCAATGGCTCACGCACAATCCGGCTATCAGCATCAGCCTTGCCGTTCCTACCAACTCTTCCAACATGGGTAGTGCCATGAGCCGCCCTCGATCCCTCAAAGGCGGCAAGCATTTCTTGTGCGTGAATCATTTAGAATGGAACTTCGTCAGTATCAGTTGACGGGTTCGCTTGACTTTGCTCTGGAGCATCTGTCTTTACTTCACCTTTAGAACTAGAAACATGTAATGTTTTAGCCTGGGTAAACAAGTCAGCATCCTCAATAAGACCAACCTTAGTCACAGAATAATTAAAGTAAGTTTGATTCTGTTTGTTGGTTTCCTCAACGGTCTTGAGTTTCCAGATGTTTCCAAAGATAGGACACTTAGCAATCTTCTTAGTCTTTGGATGTGTGATAGTTTGTAGATTGATTTGTGTCTTCCATCTACGACTAACTTTTAGTGCTGTACTTTTCATATCAAGTATAGCTGGTGTCCAAGAACCATCACCAGACTTTACCAACACAACATAGTTGTCAGCTTTAACAACCTCGTTCCCATTAGGTAAAGTTTCAAGGCTACCTTCACGAGTAGTTTGCTGAAGCACCGGGTCTGTAGGAGATATCTCACCTACAAATCCACCACCATCATCAAGTGATACCCATTCGGTGTACTTGGTTTGAACGTAACATGGTATTACCTCAACACCCTCACCCCAGTATTCTTGGGTAAGATTATTAAAGATATCACCTTGTCCACATCCTTCGATAAACTTAGCATCAGACTTCTTAATTTCTGGTGACATAGCTTGTGCTATTCTAATGAAGGGCATTTGCATCTCATCACTTGAGAAATCTGCACCTGCTCCTGCCATATCAAATATATCATCAGCCATCTCAGTTGAAACTGATACTCCTTTTACTTGTGCTACTGCTGTTGCCATTATACTTTCCTCCCTATCTTGGCTTCGTTACGGACATACGCACCTAACAAATCAAGTTCCATAGGTATGCCTTGTTCAAGACCTTTACTAATAAAACTTTTCAATGTGTTGGCATGTATAGTTTCTTTTTGCACAGGGTTAAATCCTCTATCCCTTAACAATCCCATAGCATCTCCTGCTAAGTTATCTTCTCCTTTTGTAAAAGAAAGATTGATAGTATTTTGTATAATACCATCATGTCCATTCTTTCGGAGCCATGCAAAAGCCTCTTCCTTTTTACCCTCAGAGATTCTAGCATCAACTTTCTGTACAAGTTTAACTTCGACACCATTGAATGTGCCACTTGATTGACCCATCTCTTCCATCAATGCAGGAATATGTTCGGTCTTTATCTTGTGAGCAACAAACTTCAAGTGCCTTTGTTGTTGATCGAGCTTTTCAAGTTGCTCCTCAGTATCTTTTAACTGCTGAACTAACTTGCTAAGATCTTTACTGGTGTTTACATCTACATCACTTAACGCACCAGCCGCGTCAAACATGTCATCAAATATATCTGTCATCAATAAAAACTCCTATCGTTTTAAGTTTCAGATAAGGATTGACAATTCATTTGCCAATCCGTAATATGACTATAGTGGAGATATATGATGGTAGTCAAGTACAAATTTAAAACAAAACCATATCAGCACCAAGAAACTGCATTACGCAGGGCATTGGGTAAAAGAGAGTATGGATATTTTATGGAGATGGGAACCGGGAAGTCCAAAGTTTTATTGGATGAAATTGGTATGTTGTTTCTAAGAGGTGAGGTAAACTTTGCTCTCATCATAGCACCGAAAGGTGTGTATAGAAATTGGGTAGCCAAAGAAATACCAGAACATTTATCAGACGAAATACCTAACAGAGTGATTCGTTGGGTAGCTAATCCAAACAAAACTCAAGAGAAAGAGTTACGTTCTGTGCAAGAAAACTTTTACGGTCTTACAATATTTGTGATGAACGTTGAAGCATTCAGTACGGTCAAAGGAAAGAAAGCTGGTGAATGGTTGGGTGGTGCGCTTGGCAGCTTTGGTCTTATAGCTATTGACGAATCAACGACAATTAAAAACCACAAGGCGAAGCGCTCTAAGAACCTAGTAAAAATAGCAGAGAAGTTCAAGTACAAAAGAATATTAACTGGCTCTCCAATTACAAGATCACCTCTGGATATATACCAGCAATGTGAGTTTCTTAGACCAGGATTATTAGGACATGAAAACTACTATAGCTTTCAAGGTATGTATGCAGTTATCAATCGTAGAACTATGGGTACTCACTCCTTCCAACAAGTTGTAGGATATAGGAACCTCGATACTCTAACCAATCTACTTGATCTACATTCGTACCGTGTGCTGAAGAAAGATTGTTTGGATTTACCAGAGAAAATTTATACTGCACGATATGTTACACTTACTGATGAACAACAGGTTATGTACAAGAAGCTACAAGATGAAGCTATGTTATTGTTTGATGATGGTGAAATGGTTACAGCACCAGCTATCATCACACAATTACTACGCATACAACAAGTTATGTCTGGTCATTTGAAAACAGATGATGGTGAAATGAAATACTTTCAATCTAATAGAATGAAAGCACTCTTTGAAATACTTGAGGAGCATGATGGTAAGGCTATCATCTGGTCAAGATTTAGATATGATATTCAACAAATAACAAGACGATTGAATGAAAAGTATTTTGGTCACGATACTCCTTATGGTGTAGCTGCATCCTTTTATGGCGACACACCGGGTGAACAACGACAAAGAATTATTGATAGGTTTCAAAACCCAAAGCACAAGTTAAGATTTTTTGTAGGCAATCCGGCAACTGCTGGATATGGCTTGACTTTGACAGAGGCTAACCTTGTTGTATATTATGCTAATGATTTTAATTTAGATACGAGAATGCAATCAGAAGATAGATGTCACAGAATAGGACAGAAGAATAACGTTACCTATGTTGATCTTATATCAGAAGGAACTATTGACGAGAGAATTGTAGAATCTTTAAGGAGTAAAATAAACCTAAGTGCAAAAGTATTAGGAGAAGAAGCAAGACAATGGCTAACGCTAAAACCAAAGAAGGCTTAATGATTAGTAGCTGTCATCAAGAGACAGCTTTTCAAATCCCACTCTTCATAATACGGATTGCTGATTGGGAATACAAAAAAGAAAAACTTTTATCCTTGGTGAACTGGGAAGAATCAGAAGGGACAAAAGATTTTGGTGAAAGTGCTAATGCTTTTTCCGATTACTACATTCATCTTCATACTGGTTGTCCATACAAAAAACAATTTCATACATATTTACTGGAGGAGTTTCACATCTTTAGTGAAAGGATTAATACAGGTTTCGAGCTTAGAGATTTATGGGCGCAAAGGTATTATAATACAGATGGAATGGAACCTCATACACATGGAACATCAAGTTTCTCCGGGGTTCTTTATGCAGAATTTGATTCCAATGAACATGAAGCAACAACGTTCATGGCTCCGTTTAATAATTTTATTACTGATAGAAACTTGTACTGCACACCAAAAGTAACAGAGGGAACTATGCTTATATTTCCTAGTATGCTAACGCATTTTGCAACAGCTAATAGATCTTCTAAACCAAGAACTATTTTTTCTTTTAACCTACTTTGTAACTCGAGTGTAAAAAGATGAAGTCAAAAGAAAAATTTATAGAAGCAGTATGTGATTATAAAAAAGGGTGGACGAACCTAGAGAACGCAACAACAGAAGTATCAAAACATACTGATCTGGATAGATCAGTAGCAGCTGCACTCTTGAAGTCAATGAAACGTAACAACGTCACTCAGATACGTGGGTATTCAAAGGAGCCGGAACGATTGTTAAAAGGTAAAGAAGGTAAATCAAATCAGTTAAAGAGGAAGTAATGGATGTCTTTGTAGTGCTATGGTATTTAATATGTTATATAGCTTTAGTCAGTATCTTGATAGCTATACTACGTATCTAAACTCCACACATCCCATCACATTCACCAAGAAATAAATCTGGTGTATGTTCATCTCCTAAGTCTGCTTGACGTAATGGTGTAGCTGAAGAGTGTACGAACTGATCCTTCCCATTCGCAGCTATCTTTCTTATCGACTCATCAAAGGCACAGGCTTCTTCCCACAACTCTGGTTGATCCCTCTTCATCTCTCTCCATGTTGCATTGTTATGATATGGACATGCAACGCAGGCGGATTTAACCAAGGGTCTATCTGGATAATGTTTCTTGAACCATTGGTGACAATCCCCTCGACTCATACCAGCTTCGATCAATGGGAATCTATTGATGGTCCACTTATCTCTAGCTTCTTTTACTCTTTCCATTTCATCTGTAGATATACCTATCCATTGTTCAACTAGTGTTTCCTTTGGAACTTTCTTGTGTTTCTGTACTCCTAGTTTTTCTCGCACACTTTTTCTGATGGGTCTTATCTTATAGTCTGTAGTACATTGTCTACGTCCTAACCCGGTGTCTGTAAAAAAAGGTATGGTATTGTATGCTTGACCCAAGACATTCAATCCTTGCTCCTCGTTTCTTTTTAGATTGCCACCAGTAGTTATCTCCAGTTTCACTCGGTCATTGGTCAAACGTTTCAACTCTGTCTTGCACCAGTTAAGATGTTCATAGATATGAGGTGGTTCAAATTGTGTATCCGCAAAGATAGCTACATCTGGCATAGGAGATAGCTCTCCTTTAGCAGCCATCAATAACATTACGGTTGATTGTACTCCGGCTCCAAAGCTAACAACTCTTAATGTTGCGTTCTCTACTGGTTTACTAAAACTATACATGGCTAAAAAAAGTGGGGGAGATCATGGAGAAAATCTCCCCCGAAGTTTTCCCTTACGGGTAGGAGGGATTATGGATATGATTCGTAGCATACCACTATTCTCCTTTCTTGTCGCTAGTTATGTTCTTATCTGATTGTACTTTCCAAGGATCATAAGAACAAGAAGTTGTTTCACCTTGGCAACAATCATCTATAACTTGCTTACATAAAGAACATTGCACATGACCATGCACATATAAAGGATCTCCTTCATATCCACATCTATTACATAACATTATTCTCTACCCCCACTTACATTTCTCCACAAATCATCTGGTCTTTTCATTGGTGCTGAATGGACATATCTATATGACTTCCAACACTCACCTTCAATGTACTCTTCTTTGTGTACAATCTTTGCAGCTGCTTCGCAATCTACTTCTTTCTCAAAGTTTAAAACCATTAGAAAGCTATACAAAACAATCTGTGTTCCTGTTACTGCTCCCTCATATATCATTATGAACCTACTGTTGTATCATCTGGATCATAATACTTCTCGTATTCTTTACGAATAATAACAGATAGTTGTCGTGTCATTGTTCTCTGCTCTGTAACTGCTATAGCTTTTAACTTATCGTGGTCTTCCGGGAGAAGAGCTACGTTTCTAAAAGGTAGCTCTTTCTTTTCGGATTTCTTCTGATGATGATGAAGCATCGACTCTTCTAACTCTCTCTTTGGATTCATAGTTACCTACTCCTTAATTGTTATACTCTAGGTAACTACTTGTACACTAAGAACAAGTTAAGGTCAAGCATCTTGAAACACAGGAGCTATAACTTGTGGCTCTACTATTCTCATTGCTCGATACTTGATCCTCTCTCTTTTGTCTGCATAGTTTAGTACAACAAAAGCATCAAAGATATCTCCGGGTTGTACATTCATGCGAGTTACAAGTCGTTCTGATAAGAATACTTGCTCACCTTCCTCTGTGATTGCAAATGCACTACCACTAGACGTTAAGTATTCTACAAGTATCTGCTTAATCTGATCCTTTGGATTAGTATAAAAGGATACTGGTGGCTTCAAGTTGCCATGCTCGTTATATTCCTCTGTCATATATTGACTCCTTCTTTCCTTAATTTGGTTACAAATTCTTTCAATTCTTTTCTTGCCTGGTTTGCGTTGCTCGATAGGTCTTGATGTTGCGGCTTTGCAATCCATTGTTCCATAGTGCGATCTACCTCTCGTCTTAGAAACTGCAGCTGGTATTCTTCAGCTTGATTTATTTTTCGCATTGATCTTCTTACCTTTCGTCAAATGAGTCCTAATAGCTTTCGATATATGTCTGCCACCATTTCTCCATCGGTGCTGGTTAGCCCATCTGTTTGCATGTTCTTTCTCTTTGTTAAGAAAGTTATTGATTGCGAACTCATCAGCGATAGATTTCTTTTTCTCATCCATACTTCCTACCTTTCTGTGCATCTTTGAATTGCTGAAGTTTAGCCTGGTTTTCAGAACTCCAACCTTCACCAATTCTTTGAGCCTTGGCTTGTTTCTGTTCAAGCCTATGTATTCTTCTTCTGTTTAGCTCACTATTCGCCCAGTTTAATCCACATTTAACAGAACAAAAGTTGCCGAACTTCATAACATAATGTCCAGTAAACACTTCTGTAATGTAGGAAACTCTGCCATTCTCATCTGTAACTGGCACTTCCTTCTTAATTTCTTCGGGACCTTGGTAAGCATGTGTACTGTAATGCGTCACAGTTTTTCGCTTGGCTTCCTTCTGACAAGTGTAACACTTGGGTACACTTGTCACTCTGTCCTCTCGAATTAATCTCTCTCCAGATAGATCACTTCGTATGCTTGTCATTATCAATCTCCTTCTTAATTGCTAATCCAATTTGCATTGCCAACTGAGGTACTATGGCATTGCCTAGTCCTTTAAGACGGTCCACCCTCTTGGATACCCCATGAGCCACTCGACCCACGTTGGGTTCAGAGAACCAGATCCCTTCGTCTTCCCTAATTCTGGGTGGTTGCCCAACATCTTCTGCATCTTCCCACCGGGTTGACCCGCCGCGTCCTCGTTGGCTGATGGTGTGGGCCACATCTTCTCTTGTACTTTCGTACCCAAGTTGTGACTCCTCTTCCCTTCCTTGATCGAAGGTGGTATCGAGGTCCCGTCCTTGTAATCCCTTGCTCGAGGTGTGGGCCATAGTTGTTCCTTCCCCTCGACCAACTCCTTCAGACCTCTCCCATAACCTTTGGTCGTCCTTCCCGGTTCCTTGGCTCGAGGTGTGGGCCACATGTGAACTGGTTCTGGATCTTCTGCGTCCTTCACCGCTGAGATTAGATTGATCTGATGGTTCTTCTCGATCAAATTCTCCTTGGATCTCGGTCCTCTGTTCCCATCCCAAGCATTTGGTGTGGGCCAAAGTTTCATGGTGTCCTCGTCCACTTGTTCCCTCAGATTGCTTGGCTTGGATCTCCCCTTTCTGTGACCCTCTTGCATCTTCTTCGTTGCTTCCTCTGATCTTGGGGGTAGATGATCCATTGTGTTGGGTGTCGCCCACATCTCCTCGTACTGAACTTGCGAGTACAGATTGTGCTTCTTGGCTGCTTGAGTCCCCAACCTCTTCTCTACTGACTCGAAGCCTTCCTCTCCCCCCACTCGAGGTGTCGCCCAAAGTTTCTCCATCCCCGTCTCTTGCACTTGTGCGTACAGACCTTGATGCCTCTTGGGATTTGGAGTTACGTTCTTCGAGTCGTCCACTATTGGAGTCCTCCACATTTTTGCAGACGATCCATAATCTATCTCTCCTATGGGGAGCATTTTTGGAACAAGCTGGTACAATAAACGTCCTTGTGGCGTAGCCTTGGCTTTCCATGTCAGACAACACTTTGTCGAGGCCCAAGGCAACGTGACCATAAACGTTTTCGAAAACGCACCAAGTGGGTCTTTTGAATGTAACAATTCTAAAGATGTCCGGCCAGATGTGGCGGTCATCTTTTTCGCCTTTCCTAAGTCCCGCGACGGAGAAGGGTTGACATGGGTATCCTGCTGTGAGGATGTCGTGGTCTGGAACAAGTCTTTCTGGATCATTAGCTAACTCCTTTACATCTGTAGCTATAGGTATATTTGGAAAATTTTGGTTAAGTATTTGTCTGCACCACTTCTCTGTGTCACAGAACATAATGGTCTTAGATAGTTCAGCCCAAGAAAATCCCAAGCTGAAACCACCTATGCCACTACATAAATCTACATGTCTAAGTCTAGTGGTGGAACTCATCTGACCACTCCTGTATCTCTGCATGTCCTTCTACCTCATCATTCATTCTGTCGTAAACAGATTGTTCTGCTTTGGTGGCAGCTTCAACATAACTTCTAGCTTTCACCTTGACTACATCCTCATAAGTTATTCGAACTTTAAGGTAGTAAGTATCTTTTCTCTTTTTACTCATCATTCATCCCCACATCTACATCAAGATAACCACAGAACATGTCTGCTTCATCTCGATAGAACCATCTGCAATACTCAATCTTATCGCCAAACTTTTCATTAATCTTTTCTAAGATAGGATGGGGAGGTCCCCATGCAGTAAGAAATTCTATGGTTACAATTTGGTCGTCTTCTTTATCAATGACAACTCTGCTATCTCCATTGGGTTCAGAGAAATTGTAGGCATCCCATTTCGTACCCCAGTTTTTTCTACACCAATCATAATCCCACTTACCATCTGGTGTTGGCATGATTGCATTGAATGTAAAAGGCATCTCTTCTCCCTCTGTGTCTTTGCCTTTTACAAAGTCAAGAAATTTATCTGTCGTTCCTTGATCCTTGAAACTTATATACACTTCGTTTGTACAATGATTAGGCATTACTTTCTCCTCTCTAACATTTTATGTAGTTCATTTACGATATTCACTAATGACATTTCATCTTGGATCTTATTCAGATGCTCCTCTGCTTCTGCATAAGTATCAAAGGTTTCGTGAGTGGGATCAATCTCCCACTCACCAACACCATTCTCACAACGAACTATTCGCATGATGCCTTGTCCTTTGTGAACCATGCTTTCAATGTGTCATCATTAATTCTATACTGTTTGTTAGTAAGAGTATCGACTACGTTCCAACGATTAGTCCTTGCTTTCATATTGAAGCCAGAAACTTTGAACTTCTTACCTTGATAAGAAAATACTTTGTCAAAGTCTACATTGTCATAAGCATGGGTGGTAGTTAAAACCCAATCTAAGTCTTTCTGTTCTTGTGACTTAGCACCTCGAACCTTGCAACTTACTTTGTTGAAGGTCAGACAATCTTCATCAAACCTACCACTTCCTAGATTGATCTCAAGACCTAGAGTATTCTCTACATCTTTCAAAGCATTTACTATTGCATCTCTAATGATACGACATTCATTCTTATCTATCTTTGTAATCATAATTGATTCCTTCCTTGTAATAATTAAAAGATATCTCAAATATAATGTTGTTATAATATATGTCAAGAGGTATTATAAAACAATTTACAGATTTACACTTTATATATGTTTTACCAGAAAAAATAATTTTATTTTTTTCCAAGTGGTTTTTCTTGTAAACACCGTAAACACCGTAAACCAAACCTTTTATATATGCCCTCACTTGTTTACATAGGTTTACATTGTTTACAAAATTTCTTATAAAGGTCCCTATATGGAAAATAAACTTACGAATAGACAGAAGACATTCGCTGAGAAAATAGTCGAGGGAATTTATAGTAACGCAGAATGCGCTAGGCTTGCTGGTTACAATATTGAAAGAGCCAAGGAACATGCGTCCAGACTTTTGAATGGCAGAGATTATCCACATGTACTGGCATACATAACTGAGCTTCGAGAAGAAAGAGAAAGAAGATATGGTGTCACTCTCATTGGTCAACTTGAAAGGTTGCATAAACTTTCTCTTGGTGCTGAAGAAGAAGGACAGTTTTCTGCTGCGATCAACGCAGAAAAAATTCGTTCTGCTCTTGGTGGTCTTACTATTGATAGAAGAGAAACAACTCATAACATAGACCAACTATCAAGAGATGAAATCGTATCAAGACTTGCAGATTTACAACGTAAATATCCACAAGCATTTCTAGTTGATGGAACATATAAGGACATAACAAATGAGCAAGGGAATGGAGAGCAATCTTTGGAAACAGATGAAGAGAAACTTGCCCTCGAACATGATAGCAACGAGGATAGAAAATAGAAATGGTGGTGGCATACCAGACGTACATTTTCTTTGGGGTGGGTTGCCTTTCTGGTGTGAGTTAAAGACAACCAAAAGCAACGCAGTAAACATCTCTCCACATCAAGTGGCTTGGAATTATAAGTATTCTGTAAGTGGTGGGTTAAATTTCTTCTTGGTAAAGCACCTCTTTTGGGGGGATCTATTTTTATTTCGAGGGGATCAAGGTGCAAGATTAAAGGATCAAGGACTTTGCGAGCTTGCACCTTTTTACACGTTGCGAGCTTGCGACTTTGCGTCCTTGTTTGCGTCTTTGCGACCTCTTGTTCTGGATCATTATAAAAAGAAACTTGAAACAGTACCGGCCCCGAAGGGCCGGACCGACAAGGAAACGATTTAAGTTTCATGGTTGACTATTATATCCCGGACACGTTCCCTATCTATGGAGTCACATCCCACCATATAAAGTAAACTTTCTTTGGGGTATAGCAGCTGGTGTACATCTATATAGATGTCGCAATACTTTTTGATCTTCTTCCTGGTTAGGTTTAACTCCTGAAGGTATAAACCTTCAGGATGTTTTCCGTAGAACGAATAAACGTAATCGTAGAATTCTTGTTTCCAGTTAGGCATTGGACACCTCCAACGGTTCGACATTAAATATATGTCTTGAGTTCCTTAATGTTCCCATATAACAACGGACCACTTTTCCGTCGTAGTTCGTGATGCGGTAAGCCTCGCTTGAGTTTGGAACTGTCTTGGCAGACCAGCCAGTTGCGAGAACTCTTTTATCACTACTATTATAGTCTAATAAGTAAACCAGGTATCTTGGATTTCCGTAAACTGAATTGTTCAGACGTTGAACGATATGAAGAACGCCTTCATGTGACATAACATTTTTCATTTTGATTCCTTGTAATAGTTAAAATTAAATTATACACCAACAACAAGTAGAACGCAAGTATCTTTACTGGCTGCTGGTTCCGGGGGACTTTCCCCCGGTACTTCGTTCCGAGATCATTGCGACCTTGCGGCTTCGTTGCGACCTTACTCACTTTTTTGTATCTCCTTCATAAGAGAAAGAACTTGTGTCCAGCTCTTCAGCCGGCGAATGTCTGCCGGTTCAAGATCATTTACCTGGTACACAACTACATACCAAGGAGATCCCTCATAGTTTTGGGACACCTCGAGTCTATATTGGCTAGCACCATTAGGTGCTAGCCAAATATCCATAGATAGATTATCCATCCCCAAATCTTTCAATCATTTTTTCAGCCACCAATTTAGTGAGGCGATCAAATTCCTTTGGGTTAGTTTCTGCTAGGATCATTGGGGATTGCTCCCCAAAGACCTCTTCTTCAATCTGACTATGATACTTTTTCTTTTCTTCATAGTCCTCTGATACAAAGATATTTTCCATTACCAAGATGCCCTATAGTAAACATGATTCCAAACTCTCTCATGTTCTGGATAGGATTCAAGCCAAGCCTTTGCTCTTCTAAAGATTTCAGCATTTTCTTTCTTGTCTTCTTCATGCCATTCAGATGTGCCAAAAAAGAAGCCATCAGTATGTGGAAGTTTGTCCAACTCAATCGCACATGCAATGTCTTCCAAAGCATCTGCATTGAGGTGGATTTCTTGGCATTCGTCTACGCCATCTGCGTATGTATTAACAATATAGCCATGTAGATTTGGGTGTTTTCTCCAATATCCCAAATCTAATTGTACAGACTTTTGAGGAATGCCATCTGTCTTTGGTCTTTCCAATTCCTCTCCTTTGCTCCATTGTCTGTGATATTTTTCGCCTACTAAATACATGTCTAAACCCATGTTGATTCTCCTTGTTATAATTAAAATTAATATCTTATTGTTTCAAATTTATTGTACCTTGTCAACAATTATTATGTTGTCAGTAGTTGCAGCAGCAGCGGCAAGACCAGGAATAACACCAGCACCGGCTCCATCATTGCGGCCCAACAGCCTGGTTGCGACCTTGCGGCTTCATTGCGGCCCGGCAACCTTTTTTATAACAACAACTGGTAGCATGTTGAGGCTCCTCTAGTGCTACCAGTTGCGACAAGGATGGGGGGACAGGCTCCCCCCCAAGCCAACTCTTATACAGATATAACCATTTCATCTGTTTCTTGATCCAATCCAATAGTTATTTTTGGGATGTGCATACTCTTTAAGTTAGAGAGTTGTTGTGGTGTCAGAGGAATAAACTCTGCGAAGTCATCCCTACTAAACTCATACGTCTTATCCCATAGAGTATCCTTGTTTGATTCTGTGGGTTTATATCCTTTACCATACACTACTAGGTTGGGTGTTAATCCCTCTGGTAGTTTTTTCTTAGGATCTAAAAGAGTTTTCTTTGCAGATGACATGAGATAAACACCTTCGTCCTTTACTAAGGTCAGACCAATTTCATGTGCAATCTTATGTGTATATGGATAGTGTCTTACATTCTCTTTGGAATGCTTGATAAGTTTGTGCAAATCTCTGTGTTGAAAAGTTACATATTTCATTTGATTCTCCTTGTAATAATTAATAAGGAGATTGTAGCATAGCCACAATCTCCTTGCAAGTGATTAGTGAGAGTACGCATCTCTCCATTCTGGAGTCGCATCTATTAGTTTACCTCTCCCATTAACAAGTATGTCATGGATATACGTATCTCCATATTCATACTCACCTTCTGGCATGTGATAGCTAGTAGCAGATACAAACCATCTAGCATACTTGTCTTTCTTTTCGTTCTGGACAGAACGAT